ACCGACTCAAGAGATTTGGCTAAATCATGCATATAGCACAAATTTGCTAATTCATCTGTCATATGATATAATGTATGCGGTATAGCACTCGTCTTCCCAAGCTTAAGCAAACGCGAGGGTAGTGGTGCCCAGTAATTGTGGAAAGTGATACCGTTGATGATGATGGGCTTGATAGGCATCCAAGCCCCCTTAAGGAAATCGGGCTCATCTGGCTGGTCGAGCTTAATGGATAAGCCCAAGGCCGTGAACCTCTTCTCAAGATCGGGGAGAGGTGCAGGGCCCTGCACGATAACGTGCATCCATGCCAGAATATTGACGAGCGAATTACCAACGGTTGTATCAGGGCCACCAGTGCACCGCATAGGGCGATCTGGATGATCCAGATGCCAAAATTCATCGCCGCGGCGATCATATGCCTTATAAGGCTGCGCAAACATACTCCGCAGATCGCATAGCACGCGATCGCTCGCGCCAAAGCGCTGGAGCATGAGCAATTCAGCCTCCAAGGGTCCAAAAGATTGACTCTGGTCATAAGCACTATAATCACTGGTGTACCAGACACCCTCGTGATACACAACTGTGTCATCACCAGCAACGATGATAAACCAGCCATGTGGCGCCTCAATGACGCCCTTGTGCCAGAGTGATAATTCATAGTCTGTGAGGCCAGCACCCATGGTAACATAGATGTCCTGACCAGCAACGCGCAATGGCTCATTGACTAAGAAATTAGCCGGGAACTCATTGTGCATGCGTTTATAAATCTGATAAATCGTTGGACCACACTTCACCTGATAAAGTGGGTCAACATTCTCAATAATGCGTGGTTTCAAATCCGCTGTGAGCTTCAATAACACCTCATCAGTCTTGACAAAGAGTGATGTGTGCTTATAAGCTCGAGCGCCACGCTTAGAAACAGTGCCATAACGAGCCTTCTTATCACCTGGCAAATGGTGATACCACTCCGCCCAAACATCGCGCGCATCGGGATCGACGGCGGGATAACTACGGAGGGGAAGGTCAGTAATCATTTTCATAATAGGCTGCCAAGCAACCTGTTGCTCTTTCGGCTCCATTGGAGGAGCCGCCAACAGCCGTGCCGAGATGGCGATGCGCAAACTCTCAGGATTGCGCGCAGGTTGGAAAGTAGGCACCGTTGGTTTAAGCAAAGTGATCACTTGATTCTTAGGGATATCAACGTCACCCGGCTTAACTGTAGGTTCTGCAACAACATAAACCAACGGATCGCGAGCGGGTAAAGTAGCCATCTGAGCAGTAACAGCGGGCACAGTAGGTGGCGCCCGACAACGGCGTGGCATAGCACCATAGAGAGCAACAAGGCTGTCTCGGGCTGCAGTATAAAAGTTGTGCACAAGCGAGCGAGATGTTGACCACGACGGTGAGTACCAGCGATAGGCCGCGCGGCATAAATTCCACGACAGCCCGCAAGCACCCACAGCCAAGGCGGCTGGAAAAGCCCATTGCCGCACAAATTCGCACGACGACACCGCTTGTGAGACGATGCGCGCCGGGCGTGGCGACAGTCCAACACCATATGCTCCAGCATAGGCACTAAATTTCTTCAAACAAGTGTTAGCAGCGACCGCGAGTCCGGCACAATATGTCGGCCATCGAAAACAACCCGTCCACGGGTTGACATCGGGAGGATTCTCGGGATCTCGAAGCGCTGCATTAAGTAGGCGAGTCTGGTCAGACATAGCCCAGGTTGCCCTAGACCATATCCCTGACTGGCGTTCAACAGAAGCATTCCAGGCGGCTACTTCATGCAGAGTAAACATGTGGCCCGCCACCTCTGGAAAGAGACGACGAAACACAGGGAACCGCTGCACATATAGGGCCTTAATCTTAGTGGAGAAGCTGTGAAGAGTATTAGCACTCGCCACATTAGTGTGGAAGTACTGCTCCATCTCAGCCACGTAAGTCATGTCAAGCAAATCAGAGCGGGCAGGGGCCAGCCACGAACCATGGCGGCTAACCCTCGCCAAGCGCTGAACTGAAACGGGTTCAGGCCTGACACCACGAACGAATTCCACATAAACAAATGCATCATTGTGGTAAAGTGGATCCCAATGCCAGCCACACAACGAACCAGATGAAAGGGCCTGGCGCCATTCAAACAGCGTCAAAGACCAATCATCGGTGCGAAGTGTGACCTTCTGCTCTCCATAATAGGCAGCAGAGGCACCGAGATCTCCAAACAAATTCTTAAAATTGAACAACACGGCGGCAAAGCGGTGTTGTTGTGTCACAACACGTGCGTCCAAGAATTGGCGAAGAGTATATTGGTGTTCCGGTAAGACAACAAAGGTAGCTATAGCTTTGTCATCTAATGGTATGGCCCTGACTTGTGGTCTAGGCCCCAACACACAATCGCGGTACTTGGTCGTTACACATGGTGAATAATAGACGTGCGTACGTAACGGCGTCGGACAACGATCCAGCATTTCATCCAGCTGAGCAGTCG